AAGTTGAGGTGGGCGGCCCACTTGTTTGCGTCAACGTCCTTAAACAGAGATTTGAATATAAGCATAAGTTTCTGCCCAATAGGGATCAAGTCATATGCCGTCGCTTGGAGTTCTGCCAAAGATTCTGCATTTTTCTTTGTTGCGTCGGCGCCCTCGTCCATATTGCCTCTCATCATTTTTGACAACTGATCCACACTCTCCAAACCAGCAGCTTCAGCAAAATATTGCTTCTGATAATAGGACATGTCTTCGAAACTCAAGCCGGCATCCGTAATTGAATCTCTAATCATCTCAAATCTCTTGCCGGGATCGGTTTCCATCATCAAATCCATCGCATTTACAAAGTTTCCACCAAGGGCGGCATTTAGTTTACCTGCCTGATCGGCTGCACCCTCAAATGTATCGAACTTGCTAGTAGTACGCAACAGGGTATCTATCTCCAAACCAGTGATCTTCGATATTCTCGCGAGTTCTTTAAATACCTGGGTGCCCTCAGTGCCAAATTTGGCTAATTGTGGGCCTGCCGCGGCAAAAGCCGCGACCGTCTTACCGGCGTCAAGTTGCAATTCCTGTGAGAATGTTGTTATGTCGCGCATGGAATGTTCCGCTTGTTCCAGGCTCATACTAAGTGACGTTGTGGCCATCTCCATGCCTTTAGAGTAGGTCTCGGATCCAACACCAAGCTTTTCAAATGTTAATGCTGTTCGTGCAATTGTGGTTTGTTCATTGGCGGCTAGCTTCGTAAAATCAGTAAAACCACCATAAAGAGAAGTGTAGGCGGCGCCGGTTTCCTCCATCGATACATTCATCTCAATCATTGATCGGTGAACGCCATCCAATTGGGCGGCCATTTTCGTAGACGCCAAAGTTCCTTTTCTAAAGTTCTTTGTCATCTTATCGGTGCCGAGAACGAGTTCTAATATCTCACCAATGACAGTTGAAAGAACGTTGAGCAGGACATTTTTCCCAAGGCTCGTGACGAATGAGAGAACAGACGTTTTGCCTCCCTTAAAAACATCTCCAAGCTGGCCGGCCATTCCAATATATTTCTTCAAATCAACAGCATTTTGACCTTTAAATGAGTCTCCCAAAGTTTTACTTAAATCTTTGGCCGCGGCGAGGGAGTCGCGCATGCTTGTTGTTTTCTGGTTCTCCAGTTGTAAGTTGTGCTGTAATATGGCACTTTCTTTTTCTTTTGCTGCTAATAATTGCTGCTGGGTTTTAACTACAGCAGCGACCGAAGAGCCCCGCTCCGCGGCTTTCGCGGCTAGCCATTCCTCACTTTTTGTTTGTTTGCCTATTAATACTTCTTGCTGTCTAATTACCTCCAACGATTGCTGCGCAGCAGAAATACGCCCCATAGCAGAATTTTTAACCTTTGAATAGATTTTCTCTAGTTCTTTGGCCTTGGCAATTTCTTGTTCGAGGTGTTTTAGTTTTGAATCAGCCATAACATATTTCTATCCACTCTTGAGTAAGGGGAATCCATTGGTTGCCTAAATTAAATAGTTTTATAAAAAAAAAGACAGAAGCTTGTTCTGTCTTTCCTTCTCATCTCATGTTGGTCGGTCTACGGGGCTGATTCTGTGTGCTTAAAGTCTGCCTTCCCGAACTTTGTCCCCTGTTTCTTGAAGCTTCTTGAATTGCTTCACTTTCCACTTCAAGTTGTTTGATCAGCCTTTCAACAAACCATTTTCTCAAACCAATCGGTAAATTATATGCCTCCAAGAATGACCAGCCCCCCGAATATTTTAAAAAGAAGAACTGTTCATAAACATTTTCCATATATTCATCGTTCAGGCCAAAAAAAGTCCGCTGTAAGCGGCACCTCCATTTCCTGTACGAATTCGCACTCTTGGCAGTCAAAGGAATGAGTAAGATCAATATTTGGGCATATGAGACTAAATGCCAATCTTAAATGTCGAGAATCCACCGAAGGAATGTTTTCAATCAAAAACTTCTTCGCTTCTAAAGAGGTATTGTCATTAACAGAGACTAAAATCTTATTTAATTGACTTGTAACGTTTTTCTCCTCTATTTTTCTTTTTCGGTCACTTTGCCTTGAATTGGCAAGGGCGGTTTCATCATATCCGGTCAATAATCGAAATCTTACATTAAGTTCCGTTTGTGGTAGAACAATATTAAATGTTCCATCACCGTTGTTAACAATATCTAAATCATCCCCCTTATCGCCATGAAAAGGCACCAATTCAGATAAATCAAATTTATGATCTTGCTTTTCTCCGCAAGATGGACAACTTACCATTGTTTCATAAATCGCACCGTATCCAGATATTCTCATCGCCACAAGTATAGCGTTTCTATCACCTGTTAACATGTTTTCTGCATCGATCTGTTTATCTACAATAATATTTTGTAGCACGCGATCTAATACAATACCTTTTTTCAAAAGTGTTCTAGATGTGAGAATATCCTCTTCTTTTGCAGTCATTTGGCGAATTTCAATAGTATCCTGCCCATAAAGGGGATGCCCTTCGGGATAATATCTTCCCTGTGATGGAAGATCAACAAATTCGGTAGGAACAACGAAGGAAAAACCCTCTAAAGTACCTTTTGCTACCTGCGTGGGGGGCGCGTCTGCATTAATGTTTTTAGCCCCAACACGATCTTTATTTCGTGACAATATACACCTCGTATTTTATTTTTTATGGATTAAAGAAAGAAGTACCCTTGAGTGTGGTCGCAACAGAACCGCCCGTGTTGGAAGTTTCAAGTCGTGCCCAATCGTATTTTAGGGTAATGCTGATCGTGGTCAATTCGTCATTACCATATGCCAAACTACCATAATCTACTTTAGAAATGAAGGCATTCCACAGAGTCCACTGCTCTAATGGAGAACCATTTGCATCAGTTTGGGTGACAGTAACGGTCCCAAGAGAAGAAACTGCTGTTGCCTTGGTCATCGTGCTAACATCATCAGCATCGGAAGGAGGGTGATAACCACCACCTTCGAGCAATGCAGCCATAGATGCTGCCATATCTGGCGTACCGGGATCAACCATTTCAATGACCACATCTTGCCATGTTACAGTACCAGGATAATGAAAAGTATGATTTAAATACTGGTGTGGTGTGGATGCAATTTCGAAGGACGGCTTTGTCGCCGTCTTCGCCCACCACAAAAAACTGTTGCCGGCATCAAATCCTCCAAATTCAACTTTAAATCTAAATTGTCTTTTTGGATCTTTGAGTGTAGCGTCTTCACCATAGTTGGTTGACCAAAATGCCATTTTTATAAACTCCTATAACCTATTTTTAAATAGTATTGTGAAGGAAATTCCTCCATTTCTTTTAATCATCGAAGGAAGCACCAGTTGAAGCAATCACGAAATCAATTGCAATGAATTCAATTGCTCTGGCTGGTTTAACCATAATTTTTGCGTACAAGATGTTCTGATCAATGAGATCTGGAGTAGTTGTGGTTTCATCCAAAATCAAACGATAATCGGTGATTCCAAACTTACTCTTCACATTTGCTAGCAATGGTTCGATGAGTCCCTTAAAACGCATCCAAGTAGAATCCACGTTCTGCTCAAACAGAATCTGTGTTGATAGGATTGAAATTTGCTTCTTCAAATAAATTACCAATCTTCTGACATTAATTCTGTCTAGTGCAGACCGGCGCTCTTGCAACGTCTTCTGTCCGAAGACCACAATACCGCTGGAGGGGAAAGAAGCAATTGGGTTAATTCTTCCTTCATAAAGAGTATCTCTCTCTTTGGAAGTCAACCGTTCGGATACACTGACAACAGGAATTCCCGCTGCACCTTCAGTGAGACCGCCTCGGTTGAAACCTGCGGGCGCAAACCAAAGCTCTGATTTTGCTTCAGAACTGGCAAGAACACCCATCATCGCAACAGAAGGCGGAACCCACACAAGCTGCCCGGTGTCCTCATCGCGAGTCTGAACCCAAGGATAAAAAGTGCAACCATAGCTTGAATCAATTCTTCTATCTTTTAGTGCATTTGCAGCAGATGTTGGATCGGTTCCAATTCTGCTGGTCTTGCTGCTATAGAATCTCTCATGAGCGGGAATGTAAACATTCGCCAAATCAATTAATGCAAGAGCATCGGCGCGCTCTTCACAAGTGTTGATCATATGGGTTGTTAGTTTATCTAACGTTACACCGGGAGCAGTTATCAAATTCATATCAATAAATTCGGGATCTGCAACCGTGTCGATGCCGCGCTTGATGGTGTGATAAATATAATTATTCAAATCAGTAGAGGTCGAAGACATTCCTCTATTATATAGAGGATCCGACTTCGTAATGTCCCATCCGTCTAGGCCGCCCCAGAATGGCGCGGTAAACCTATTATAACCAGCATTTAACGTAGTTGTATAAGAACTACCATTCCCGGCTGCTCTCGTGCCAGATACATAAACGCGGACACCATCAACAGTTTTGAGTTCGTCTAGTGAGAATGCATATGAGTAAGCCATAACTCCAGAAAGGCCGGAAGGAATCTGGCCGGCATAAGAGGTTGGATCATCCGGGAAACCATGATACGGAATTCTATGAAAATCAGGAACACTAACATCAAATCGGGTGTCGGTAGATGTACGCGTAGTTGACATTCCAAAATACGCCTCTGTTTGATCGCTAATGCCACCATCAGATGCCGACTGTCGGAGTCGAACTACTGGAAAGAGCATGGATCCAGATTTGGCGCCCTGGGTGATCGCTGCGCTACTGTGTGAGCCAGAAATGACAGCACTTAAGGTTGGTACCGACTGACTTACAAGTGATGGATTAGGCGTGTATATAAACCTATTCTTAATATCCCCATCATCATAGTTGCCCGTGACGTGAAGCGCATCGGCCCACTTGGGCGGCCCTAGATAGCCAAACGGTAGAAGGGCGGCATCAGTTGCGCCAGCTTCAACGTTAGAGTTCATATCGACTCTGACATATTTAGACCGGTTGGGATATTCACCATACAGCTTTAATCTCTTGGCGCTTGTATCCCATTGGTAGAACTGATCTCCCATTCTACGTGAAATGAAATCGGGAGATGTGGGATCTAGCGTGAGATTATCAAATCTTTCCATAACCTCCACAGCATTATCTGAGTCTGCAATATTTCTGATTACAACCGAAAACGTTCCATACTCAGTTGCATTTGATGTGGCTTGTCTAATTTTATCAATTGAAACCTTGCAACTCTTGTGTAGCCATTCGCCATGGCCTCGGCCCTTCAAGCGGAAAAGTTTCTGTTGTGTATCCGCTGTATAGCTTGCTGTGTTGTTTGAAACATCTTGTCCAACGAACCAACCAGCAATTGCCTCGCGAGATGCCTGTTTCATCTTATGGGGCCCGATGCCAGCGCCGGTGGTCACACCAAGAC